CCACCACTACCACCTACGCCACCATTCGTTCCGCCGTAGCCGCCAGCACCACCGCCATTAGCGCCACCGATACCGACAAACGAACCAACACCTGCGCCACCGATAGTTCCCGTGTATGCGCCGCCTGCACCGACATACACCGTTGCGTTCGCATCAAGATAAATAGTTCCGTTCAGCGCACCACCACCACCGCCACCACCGCCAGCACCGCCAGCGGCGGCGCCGCCGCCAGCACCGCCGCCGATGCAATACACATCAAACAGACCAGCCTTGCTCACCGTCAGCGTTGAACTAGATGTGAAAGTGAGAAGCGTGTACGCCTGACTGCTCACCGTGATAGACGACGAAGTACCACCCGTCGCCACACCGTAATCCATCACAGGAACCTTGTCAGTCGTCTGCGACGACACATAACCCAAATACGAACGACTCATTCCGCTACCTCAACTGTCGGTGAAACGAACACATCATTCTCGACATCGTAGGTGTCGCCAATGCCAGCGAACTTCCCACGAAAGTTGCTGTTGTACGAAGTTTGCACCCACTCACCAGCGATACCACAAGCGGCGATGAACGCCTTGCCTGCGGCTTCGGTTGGTGCGTCGGCGTTGCCGACGACAATGACTTCACGCACGATACCGTTCTCAATCTTTGCGAAGTGTGCCATTACGCCACCACCAAAGTTCCCGTGCTATCCCACGCAATCCAAGTGTACGAACCATCAGTACCCGTAGTTGTCGTGCCCGTGCTACTGATGCTCAGACCTGCGCCCGTTGCATCAGCAGTAAGCCAACGCACCACGACACGACCTGAACCGCCGCTGTATGAAGTTGTGTTGTAAGTGCCACCACCGCCACCGCCACGATTCGGCGTACCGTTAGAACCAGCGGTAGGAATACCAGAACCACTACCGTTGCCTGCGTTTGTGCCACCCGTTCCAGCAACTCCGCTGTTGTAAGCACCACCACCACCACCACCGCCATACGAAATAGCGATTCCCGTGTAAGAGTTAGAAACAGCCGCACCACCGTTGCCACCGACAGCGGCAGAGCCGTTGCTACCTGCACCACCAGCACCACCGCCGCCACCACCAGCAGTCGTACCTTCTTCGCCGCCGTTGTTGCCTTGACCGCTTACACCTGTTCCACCAGAACCACCGCCCGTAGCATTTGCCGCACCAGCACCACCACCAGAACCGCCATTGCCGCCGTTCACCGTATAAATAGCACCACCGCCGCCACCCATAACGCTGTCAAGAAACGATGACTGACCACCCGAATAGCCGACAGTCTGCCTAGTACCTGCTGCCGCACCACCAGCACCGACGACCACCGTGTAGGTCGTCTTGCCGATAATGCCACTACCCGTCTTTACGCCGCCGCCACCACCGCCACCTGAGCCGATACTGTAAATGTCTGCACCACCACCGCCTGAACCGCCGCCAGCAACAAGCAGGTATTCAACATTCAGATACGCCATCGTCGGCACAACCTGAGACGACTGCGACGACACATACCCAAGTTGACGGCGAGCCGTAGCCATCAGTTACGCCGCAATCGCGTTGACAAACCCAGTCAACAAAATAACGTCAGCCGTACCAGCAAACGCCTTCACAACCATCCCATTCTGCAAAACCAAACCAGGAATCACCGTCACCAAACCAGCCTCCGGCAACACCGTCAACTCGATGTTCCCATCAGCAGCAGTAGCAGTACCCCACTCAATCGTCAACTTCACACTCGACGCCGACGTATTGTTCGCATACAACCAAATCTCATCAAACGTACCCACCGTCGTACCAGCAACAGCAGTATGCACCGTCACCGTCTGCGACGTAGACGTACCCGTCACCTTGATTGCTTTACCATCCGTTGAACCAGACAGTTTCTTTTTCGTGAATGTAGCCATGTTCTCCTATCCTAACTGAAGACTTGTATTTGGAGAATGTCAACCGAAGCAGGAATCGCAGCCCACTTCAACCCCGTCGCCTCAGCCGAATCAGCCGTCAACACATAATCGTTCGTACCGACCCCAAGACGGGCAACATCCGTACCATTGAACGAAACAAGGTCACCCTTCGTAGTCCAACGAGAAGCCAAAAAGTTCGCCTCATCAGCATCATCCGCACTAAACACGGGGTAGATGGTCGCCCCCGAAGCATGGCTCTGGGCGGTCGTGTCATCCTGCGCACGCGTAAGAGTCAGCACAGAGCCTGAGATGGTGGCGCTGCACTTCTCCTCGCTCGCAGTCCCAGGACTAATGACCACATAGAACGGCACCGCAGCCGTCGAAGGCCAACCAGTCGTCGCCGCCAACGTAGCCGACGTATCACCAGACGCCAAAGCGTTGGTAATAGTGGTCTGGGCGGCTGCGCCCTTGTACTGTCTACGCGTTACTGCTGCCATTGGGACCTCATCTTACACTACGCATTACAACGATAGCAGTACCTTCGAAGTCGTGACCCTGGTGGGCGTTGACCTGCTGCATTATTTGGAACTGGACGTTCTCGACCACGACCGCATAAGTCTCCGTGTTTTCCTGATAAATGATGACGCGGGGGTTCTCCACCAGGTCCCGTAGGTATCCGAGTTCTTTGTCTACGTCCTGGAAGTACTCTCGTCCATGCAGCGAAAGCCTGTGCTGCATAACGATGGGCACGGTGAAGAGTTGGCTGCGAAGCGGGGCGGCATAGGCACGAGCCATCCATCGGGTCAGGGTTGGACCGGTTGTAGCCCCATCCGAACGACCAAGGGTGACCTTGATTTCCGCCTCAAACACTTTGGCTTCAAGCCCATCAAAGGACTTTTCCCTGACATCATCGGTAGACAGGGTGGCAAAGTCATGGAAGTCCCCGTCGTCGGATGCCACCGATATGGTGATGGAGCCGTCTAGCGGCAGGCAACGGATGTCCAGTTTTGGGATAAACTTGGCGTCCGGCACGCCCCATCGGTAGATGCCAGAGCGTAGGTAGCCCGAAGACACCAGGTTCGTGGCGTGTGGCTTGAACACCCCAACGCCAGAAACGGTAAAGAGTGGCCTGCCCTGGAACTCGTGAATTGCCTGCACAGTACCCTGGGTCGTAGCCATAAGGTCCGAGGCGTACGCAGGCTGGTTGGGGGAGATGAACACCGAGATGTCCATACGCCCAATGCCAGTAGAGGTGGAATCAAAGTTGGACCAAGCAAAGTAGATGTACTTGCCGATACCAGCAAATGAGCCGATTGCCGCACCGGTCTCAATCAACGGACCGACAGTGAGGTTGCCGTCGGTGTCGGTTGAACAGAATCTGAACCCGGTATCCGTACCCAGGACGATGTAGCCGAGGTAGCCGTAGATTGCCCGGACGAACTCGCCTTGGGGCAGTTCGGCTGCGGCAGTTGGAATATCCAGTGCCGTGCCGTCTGCCTTGATTTGGGTCTTGTAGATGATGCTGGTGTTGCCACCGTAGCCAGCGCAGTAGACGTGGGTTTGCCCAGCAGCAAAACCTACCCATTGCCAGTTTGTGTTTGGATGCGTATAAAGAGCGGCCGGGTTGTTTGCTGACGAACCAGCCGCGGTGGTGATGTTCCAAATCTTGCGCTTGTCCACACCCTGACCAGCAACCATCAGGCGGCCTCGGACATAGGCCATTACGCCAGCCTCGATGCCGGTGATGTACGCCGACGAAGTAGAAACACCAGCGTTCGTCTGGCCGATGTCGCCGTTGGCGTACGAGTAGAACACATTGTAGCCATCGGATGTAATGGAGTAGATGTTTGACGCCTGGGTGCCAGTCACCGTAGTGACGGTAACGAAGTCGCTGGTGTACTTGACGCTTTGTCCGTCTGTCCCGTAGAGGCGACCGTCAGCAGTCACTGCGTACAGATTGGTTCCGGAAGTTGGGTACACATTCGATGTGTCGCTCAGCAATGACAGGCGGCCCTTGGTCCACGGGTCAACGCCCTTGCTGGAATAAAACCTATATGCCTCAGCGTCAGCGGTGTCGGAGTATTGCTGACCTGCGCCGTAGTGCCATGAGGACTGGGAGCGACGCCACAGACCCTGCGGGTTGAGTGCTGCCTCGCCTGGTTCTGTTGACTGGTCAACCGAATCGCGGACGCGAGCATCAAACTGGCGCGTAAATTCGCGGCTCTTCATGTCCAGCATGTATGGCCGGCCATTGATGGCAATGGGGAAAATGTCCGGTACGAGTTGGGTTGCGCCAGTACCCGTGTAGAAACCAGTTGCCGGACGGAAAGCGTCTTTGAAACGCGTCAGCGCAGCCATTGGCTACTTCCTGAACTTGATTGGGTACTGCGCCTTGAGGCGTCCCGCTTCCGCAATGATGCGCTCACGGCGCAAACGAAGAATGTTGGCAACCGAGTTGGTAACAGAGCCAGCGGGCACTTCGTCTGGGCGACGAGTATCGTTCTGAGTTTCCGTAAAGTTGCGCTTGATTTCGCGCCCAGCCATCATGCGGAGGATGACGCCCATCTCGACGATGTCCTCACAGGTTGCCGGGATAAAGCAGTTGGTGGTCAAGTCACTGGACTCTGAGGACGCTCTAGTAAACGGAGCCTTGTAGCGCACGCGCAGCGTTCCGGCCATGACTGCCTCATCTAGTACCAGGGTGTTGCCCGAAGGAAAGTCGGTTGTGGGCAAACCGGTCTGAACGCGCACGCCGTGAATAACCGGATGTTCGTCAGCGAGGTAACGCAAGCGCACATCGAGCAATTGAAGAATCGTCCCCGAAGAGGTGATGTCAATTTGCCTGTCTGCACCGTTGTACGACAGGTCAACGCTCACGACGCGGAACAAGCCATTGGCGGTAGATGATAGGTCGTCGATGTCTGCATTCAGCGCATCAAGCATTTGTCCGCGAGGAAAGCGCGGAGAGATGGTGATTAGTGCGCCGGAGGAATGCGATGCTGCGGTCGTGCCATTGAAGCCACGCTCAACCGTTAGCGTTTTCGTCGCTGAGTTTGCATCCCAAACGTAAAAGAGTTCGGAGTCAATTTCGAATACAGTGCCAGTACGAAGACCGCCGACATCATAAGTGACAACAACACTCGTCGTGCTACTATCGAGCGCCGCAGCCAACTTGTTGCGTTCTTCAACGACCCCTGCCAACATCTGCCGCGACGCCCTGTTCAGGACTGTCGCAACTGTAGTCACTAGTAGACGTATCCTCCGTAGCCCGGGAACGAACCAGCCTGAGCCTTAGCGGAACTCTTGCGAGTGCGCTTGCCCTTTTTGCCCTTGGGTGGCTTTGCCATTTCCTTGGCAGGCTTCTTTGACTTGGAGCCTTTCACTTCTTCTTTTTTCCCTTACCCATCTTCATGGGCTTGCCAGTCTTCTTGGCCTCAGCCTTAGCCATTGCCATTCCCTTCTTGCTGTAGGAAAATTCCTTCTTACCAACTTTGGGCATGTCTGTTCCTTTCGGTTACCACTTGACTCTATCAGCCCAGTATGCCGCAGACATCTTGCCCTTGGCAATATTCTTGGCGTGACGAGCCTTGAAGGATTCGCGACGCTTGCGATAGGCGGTTGACTCGCCCGCTTTCTTGGGCGAACCCTGAACGCCCTGCTGACCAAAGCGAATCAACTTCACCTGGCTGCCGGACTTGGCAAGAACAGCATGGGACTTCTTGGCATTGGGGGTCCGCTTGGGTTTGTTGTATCCAGCGAAACGCTCACCCCGGTATGTGATTGCCATTACCTGTACCTCTTGGTTTTCTCCGCAACCTTCTTGGGTTGCTTGACAAACTGCTTGCCAGCCTTGTTCCCCTTGGCTTTTGCCTTGTTTGTTGCGGCTTTTTCAGACGGGCTAAGCGCATTCCATGCCGCGTCCGGCAGGTAGCGCTTCTTGCCCTTGGATGGTTTGCCATCGGACGTGCGCCACTTCTGGGCGGTCCAGTCCTTCAGCGACTTCTGGGATTTAGCCAAAGCCATTATTTGTAACCCCCGCCAGCCTTCTTGTACTCGGAAGCAAGCAGTTGTGCTTTGCGCGCCGACCATTCGCCGGGGTCTCCACCCTTGGAGCCAGCCTTGATTTTTTTGAACAGGCGCTTGCGCATCTCGGGCTTGGTGTAGTTGCCAGCCTCATTCACGCGTGACTTGGTTTTCTTCTTGGCAGCCATTAGTTAGCCGTCGCCTCCAGACGGGCAGACCCGTCAATCTGGGTGGGTTGTCCACCGGTTTTCCTGATGCGCTTGTATGCATCGAGGTCTTTGTCGAGTTGGCGCTCTTTGCTATTCAACTCCGAAACATTGTGACGCGTAGGGGTGGCAGCACCAGATACACGAAAATGAGACACTCTGCATGCAAAGCAGCCTTCAACATCGAGATTGGGGTGCGTCTCCCTGTGTTTCACGAAATGTATTCCCCGTAGCCTGCTGCTGTCAATTCCGCTATTTCTGTGCTGGTAACCAGGTTATCAGAGCCACCCCAATAAATTTTGGCAACCAGGGTCATGTCATAGGGTTCATTTTCGGTGAACGTACCGTCAGTAAGTTTGAAGACGTTTCTACCTCTTGGGTCATTCGCATAATGTCGATACAACCCATATGCCAGGCGTTGCTCTTGGGTGGATTCCTGTGATGGCGGTAGGGCCAATGGGACAAAGTTGTCTGTGGGTGGTCGAAAAATGCTCATGATACATACCCACCGTAGCCTGCTGCAACCAAGTCGGCCTTCTCTTCTGCTGTCACGAAGTTCTTGGACCCGCCGTAGTAAATCTTGGCAATCAGCGTGTAGTCCCGTTGCTCTACCGTCGTATAGGTTCCATCGGTCAGTTTGTAGACGTTGCTGCCAGCGTAGGTTGGTTGTGCGTAACGGAACAGGCGACCCGCGATGGACATGTCGTCACGGTCGGCTGCGGCAATCTCGGTAGTTGCTGGCGGAATGAACAGAAGCAGTTTGACAATGCTGTTGCTGCTCGTGCCCGCGCCAGATGCGGAGGCGCTGCGTTGGGCGACGCGAGCCGAAATAGTCTCCCTGCCGCCCGTACCCGATGCGGTAGCGGTGCGGAAACGGGTAATGACTTTGACGACAACCGACGACCCTGCACCCGACCCTGTGGCGGTACGCGGTGCAATGTGCAACTGGCTGACACTTGACCCGCCCGCCCCTGCCGCCGTAGCGGTACGTGCACGGGTAACTTCACCGTCAACCGTAGAACCCCCTGAGCCTGCCCCAGATGCGCTACGAGGCACGATACGCAGCCCTGTGGCACTAGACGACCCCACCCCTGCTGCCGAAGCCGTGTACGCACGAACCACGTTGCGCTGTGCGTCAGAACCACCCGTACCTGCTGCCGTCGCCGTACGGGGTGCGATGTGCAAACCAGTCGCACCACCCCCCGTAGTACCCACACCACTCGCAGTAGCGGTCCTGCCGACCACCCTCTCACCCTCAGCCGACGAACCACCCGCACCAGCCGCAAGTGCCGTACGCTTCGCCACCAGCACAGTAGTGGTCGATGATGCACCTGACCCTGAACCTGTCGCAGTACGCAGCGATAGAACTAGACGTTGCGCAGTTGACGACCCTGTACCTGCTGCTGAAGCAGTACGGTCAACGACGACTAGGCCGCGATAGAAACCCTGCGTCGTCTTGAACGGCGAAGCAAAATAGACGACCTTGCGGTACGCATAGTTCGGTACTTCCTCAAACTCCCGAAACCCAGGAGTGTCGGTGAACCCGAAAGAAAAGTCGGTTACTCCAGTAGCCATGTGGCTACCTTAGTTAGTCAAGCGTCAGCGTAAGCGACGTAATCTGAAAGGTGTCGCCTGCGGTGACAGCGGCCGAAGACGACAGCGCACCTTTCCACAGGCAGTTGCCAGCAGTCGAGTTGTCCCACAGCGAAAAATGCGAATAGGTTTCCGTCGTAGAAACGTTGGTCCACTCAACCGTCGCAGACGACGCCATCGAACCGCTTGACGCGGCAGAGAACGTGACCTCCCTGCGAGTTGTCTCTGCGGCTGCGTTGCTTGTGCCCGCTTCCCCAGGGTCCCCCGTATGCAGTTTCACGTAGACATTTGCAACCGAGAACGACTGGTTGCGCAGCGTGTCAAGAAGTTTGTTCTCGGCGTAGTTAGAAATACCGGACATCAGTTACCTCGTGACAAATGATAGCAGGGAAATATGGGGGGCCGGGCCAGGGGATGAAACCCGGCCCCCCACTTCGTATTACTTGCGCCTAATTATCAGACGCTGTTTGCACCGATGCTCGATGCCGACTCAATGCGGCGCAGCGAAGCCTCACGGAATCGCGCGTAGCCACCGAGCCAGTACCAGCCGACAGGCTGGAAGCGCTGGAGCACGTCAACCACCGGACCGCGAACGACGCGTGGGAACGCGCCATTGCCATCCACGATTGAGTGAGCCTTGGCAAGCGCCTGACGGCCAGCGATGTGCGTGCAGTACGCGTCGCCGGTTCCAACTGCGCCAGCACCGTTGAAGGCGTTGGTGAAGATTTTCGCGCGCGGCGTCTCAATGA